TAACAACAATATCATAGAATGATGTGTAGCTGGCGCTGGGCTTGAGAAACTTAGTGCCTGTTTGGATTGCGTACATTTAGTGCTCCTAGTTAGTTACTATGCAAGCATTATGCTGGATTTAGAGCCAAAAGTCAAGCCTTTTTTCGTGCCTTGTAAGTGCTTGATTCTACTGGGGAAATTTCACGGTTTTCATCTTTGAAAGTCTCATCATTGGCCAAAGGCTGTAGCATATGAATTAGACCACCTTCCATGGCACTCCTTGCTGTTTCCTTTTCCAGACTTACATAATACACAGTCCAGTTTTCTGGAACACGAGCTACATTCTCAGCCAGCCATTGCCAGCCCTTGGGATAAGCATGGCCTACTGGTACACGATCATAAGCCTTCCAGGCGTGTCTGATCTGACGAGCTTTGATGTCACCCTTGCCTACATATACTGCTTCGGACTTCTTACCAGAGTCCATGGCAATAACATATACACCAGAGTCGGCATCAGGAATCTGTTTATGTTCTTCAAACTTATAGATGTGTATTTTTTGACGGATTTGCAAAAACTTCAAACACTTCTTGATGCTTAGTTCAATATCTTGTTTCATGTGTTATCCTTAAGTATGTTTAAAAACAAATGACCTTGTTCACGAGCATCGTCCAGAGCTACATGGGTGTGAGGCATGTTCTTAGGAAACCAACGACTAGGCCAATAACGCTTTGCACTTTTACGATATCCAGTTTTTTGTACAGCCATGGCATACGTCTTGATATCCAGGCTACTAAAACTAAAAGGACTACGATGAGCAAAACGCATCAGATACCAGTACACAAACATAAAATCAAAGCCTGCTGGCATAGCCACACATACTGGCAATCCAGGTAACTTATCCAACCAGTCTGTAAACTCTGTCATGGCAATAACAGGATCTTTAGGATTGTCTCTGCTTGCAGCATATACCTTAGGATCCTGTGATTCCCACCAGATTTGTGTATCAGGGTCTGGTGCAGCACCTGGCAATGTAATTAGATTGGTAGTAAAACTATCAATCTCCCTTAGATTAATATCATTATTGGGTAACATTGCTACAGCACCCAGACTCAGCATACTATGCGGACCTGGTATAGGCCCATCTGTTTCAACGTCTACACTTACATAGACTTCTTGTTTTAGATCGGTCATTTTTCTACTTACGCAAGCTCTATGTTCACACTGATAATCTTCAAACGGTCATAGCGGAAACTGCGCCACTGCTTGGCTTCCAGATCCCACACAGTTTGCACATGGACATCTTTGGTCCGGGTCTTGGATTCAGTCAAACCTGGGTGCATGGGCGCATCAATCAGTGACCGATCCAGGGTGCAGCGCATGGTGCGTAGGGTTCCATCGCTTTTGACAAACTCCACGGTGATAGGCCCATTATGCAGCAAGGATACAGTCCATTTACGGAAAGAAGCTTTTTCATAATCCTCAGACTCCTGATAGGCTGTACCTGGTTTGCCGCTGAGTATACGAAATACTTCGTTCTGTTCCCACAGGGTGTTTTCAGTTTCCATTTTGTCTAATTCCATTGTAGTGATACATTTTGCTACCTGTGTATTATCTTCGCATACGAGCAATTTCTATGATGTGGTCCGGATTGAAAATTGGAACAGCGTTTGACTTTGGCATTTGTGAAATACCAATCATCTTGTCGCCAGTGTAGACCTTAGCCGGTGCTTTGACACAGGGCGCACCCGTGGTCTCCAAACTAGGAATGCGTGGGTCAGTAGCACCACGATAGCCAGGCATGGCTGGCACATAGGGCTTACTTGCCAATGCCCGCTTGCGTTTTTTTTCTTCTGCCGTAACCTTATGATCTTGCAGGAGTTTTTCCCAGCTTTCTTTATTCATACGAGCGTTGCGAGCTTGTTCTGCATTGCGAAATTTAACCTTGCCTTTCTTTTTACCTGTGGTAGTAAGCCAAGGACCCTCTAAATGGAACGCCATCGTTTTATCTCCAGGCTAAACAAATTAGCAAACAGTTACCAGTATAGCATCTTTTCAGATGCTTGTCAACTGTTTTATTCGTCGCCGTAACCCACATGTTCATGATCTATATCCCATTGTAGTCTGTGCAGGCGAGTAATTTCATCTTTGATGGCTAGTTTTTTCTTCTTAAGTTCGGTCATCTGAGTTTCATCAAAGTTAGGGTTCTGTCCTAGTTTGATAATTTCTCGCTCTAATAAGACATGTTTGTATTCTAAATCTGATATTCTGGTATTGTACATGATTAATTCCTTACTAATAATTATATTAAACACTCTGGTTTAGTTTAAGCATGGATAGCACTTGAATTAAATCTCGATCAGGACCCGGGGCAGTTCCGCCCTTATTTTTTAACCAGCTACTAATTAAGTCATAATGAGTTGCATAACCTTGGTTAGCCAGTGTGTCCCAGTCTGAAGTCTGAAATGCCCCAGCATTATATAATTTCAAAAATTTATCATACAAGGCTGCTTTAACGCTAGCACCAGGGTAGATATTAGCCATATGGTGACATGCCAGAGTTAAAGCCGTAGAATGTAGCATACCTATGCCACACCAGTATACTATATGTTCATCAAACTCTGGTAGGTACTTAATAATTGGGTTAGGACTTAGCAAACTCCAGCCAGCTTCAGAATGCATTGTCATAATCTCCAACATTGGGATGGAATTTAGTTACTAGGCCTTCTACTTGGAATAATTTATCCCAGATATCAGGATCAGGGGTATAACCATAGGCATTGTATTTCACTATGCGTTTTAGGCTATCTGGTTTAAAGCCATTGGGAAAGTACAGACGTTTGGCTTTAATGTCTCTGGCAGCTTCAGGGTTAACTTTAAATTTTTTAAAGTCTGTAGCTACCTTACAGACACTAATATCAAACTTATCTAATAATTCGTCCAAGTTTGCAGGCATAAACTTTTTAATTAACTGAATTTTCCAGCTGATGGCTATGCCATTTAGCCCAAACAAGGAGTCAGAATTTTTTACTATTTTATCAATTCTTAAAGTTGATGCATTATCAGTTTCAAATAATTTAGTAATGCAGTAGGCAGTAGGGTCATCAATGTATCTTGCATGAATTTTATTGTTAACATTATCATATTGTTCTTGACTGCTACAAAATATATCTACATCATGGTCGTCCAGGGATTTACCCTCATACCATCTCAGAGCAGCACCACCTGCTATCCAGGGACCTGTATCTAAGTTAGGTTCAATGAATGTATGTAATTCCTGATCAGACTTAGGTATACAATAATATACACCATCTTCATGCAATGGATACTTCCAATCTATTGCCACATTAACTCCTAGTTATCACGAAAACTATTTTGTTCCAGGTACTGACTTAAATCACCACTCATTAAACTTAACATGAAGGAGTCGCGACTATCAAATGCATACAAAGTATATGCTGGGCTAAAGTAAAAAGGTCCTGCCATTTTTTTAGATATAATAGCGTAGGTTTTAGTTTTTGCGTGTTCAGGTTTTATTTTAAAACGCTTTGCTTCTAATGTCAATTTATCACGGAATATCTGATAACCATGTTTGGTTAACTGCATGGAGTTAGGATCAAACGGATTTTTCCAAATAAGAAATTGATACTGGTTTAGGGATTCTAGCGTTATGTCTATGCTGAGCAGTTTAAGTATCTGCTCTACATAATTACGCTGTGGGTTTAGGGTAGATTGTGTCACCTTGTGTGAGCAATACTACAGAAAATTTGTCAGTTTTGAACAAGGCATTTAATTTCTTACATAAGTTGATAGCATGACCCTGGTTACTGAAACTAACCTTCTTATACTTTGGACCTGGGTAACTGGTAACTAGGTTAGAGCTTTTTAGGTTAATGGGTTTGTTCTCATAGAACACAGCCCAAATGCCCTGGCTTTCTAAAATCTGGTCGCATTTATAGGTCGTTTTTTGAACCTGCTCAATTAATACTGTAGGTTTAGGTCTGCTCATTATATAAGTATTTATCTAAAAAAAACTTAAAATTTACCACCATCAGCTATCAATTCAACCACATTATCAGTGGCCTTGGCCTTCTCAAGCTCACTAATACGCTCTAGCATGTTGAAAATTGCATGATGCAATTCCCTGGCTTCTTTTGCACCCAAAGTTAACTCTTTTGAGCCGGATTGGTTCAGTATTTGTACTTTTTCGTTAAATTTCTTTACAATACTGTCCATTAAATTACGTCCTTGGTATTAGCCAACCTAAGATGTTCTTGTTGTTCTAACTTAGACTTAAACGGACCCTGAAACTTATATCGTTGTAGAGTAATTAGTTTAGGACAAAAGCTAGGCATCCAGTTATTACTAAATTCAATGATGTAATAGCCAGCACAGAAATAACTCTTGCTCTTGGCACTCTTGGTATAGATGAAGGATTTGTGTTTAATATCTTTAAGGACATTATGTGGACGATGTGCAGTAGGATAACCTGAAATGTCTTCAGTTACTACTGCCTTAGGTTTAGTCTGAACTTTAGTATCAAAACTAATGTTGTAAGTCTTTTCTAAGTTCTTGATGTTATCAAATAACTTACGTTCATTATTGTGTACATATACTACACCCTGAGTATTGCGTTGGATGGTAGCAACCTTTTCGCCATCCTTCTCTACGATCCAGAATTTATTTTTAACAATGGGTTTTGCAGTTAAGCTCATGATACATTCTCCAGTGTAAGTTGTTTCAGAAAGTTCTGCGTATCAGCAGATGCTTCTGTTTCAGGATAAGTGCTGTTAAGCATTTCTGAATATTGTGTGGCTTGTTCACTTAGTTTAACCAGGTCATATTTGCCACAGTATTTCAGAAACTTTGCACCTACCATGCTGACTAATTTAGCAGTACTTGCTTCAGTAATTGTTTGTACAATAATAGACTTAATGGCATCAGGCTGTGCTTTGAGGTCTACTAGTACACGATTGCGATGATAATCATCTAATACTTTATGCTCAACACCGTTATGGTCTGTCCAGCGTTGTAACATTAGGTTATTCCAGGCAAATCCTTGTTTGTGACGATCCTCATAGGCTTCTGTTAACCCTACTTTAGTTTTAGAACCTTTAGTGCGTACACCTGGATAGGCACTAAAAATATTGTCAGTAGGATCACCACGCATAACTTTTTCAAACAAGATCCATTCAGGATCAGGAATAGTCTTGGGCTCCTTGGTCTTCTTATCCAGTACTAATTTACCCTTCTTATCATAGATGCCGTTAATGGTATGCAGCTCATCTGCTACGCCATTGTATTGTTCTACATTAGTTGCTAGTAGTTGATGGAAGTCTGAGTCAGAGCTAATGATTACGTGACTGTCGTTTGGATGTATTTGTATCCAACCAGCAATAAGATCATCTGCTTCTAGTTGTTTATGTTGTAGTACTGTACAACAGGTACTATTAATAAGGTATTGTTGTAGGTCATCAAATGCACCCCAGAATGCCTTATCTTCTTCCTGTTCTTTTTCTGTTTGTGCTGCACGAGCTTCGGCACGATTAGCTTTGTAGGGTTTGTAATAGTCCTTACGCCAGCTGCGCCCTTCTAAACAGAATACTACATGGTCTGCTTTTTGTTCACGCCAGGCCTTTTGTATGCTACCCAGAGTTACATGAATAGCAAACGCTACTCGTTCCTCTAGTTCACTACCACGATGTGCTACATGACGAGCCCTAAAAAACCCATTGGCTAAATCTACAAGCAAATATTTCATGTTAAACCTTTAGAAATTATGTAGAATAATAATAGCACTTTATTCAGTAGCTGTCAACCTTTTTAGAAGTATTTTGGTCCAAGCCATATGGGCATCAGACATAGTAAGTTCATCAGTATATGTTTTGAATATGGTTTCGGTTGTGGGCATTATCAGATGTGGCATGGCCCAGGTTGGATTAAACTGGCTCTGAAGTTCATAATAGTAAATGAATATCGGATCTGGTCTATTATAGGACCTTAGGCTCGTATTAAGTTGTTCTGATGTCTCTTTACTAGGTCTGGCCAGGGCCAGAATCGCTACATATTGTTCGGGTTGATCTATCAATACAAAGTTTAAAAACTTGTTTACACTTTCTGCATCAGACTGATAAAACATAGCATCCAGAAATAATCTGGCCTTAAGAATCTGGCTTAGTCTATGGGCGTAGGTGTAGGGTTTGTTAGCTGGATGTACATGAGTTTGTTTATAGGCTATCTGGGTATCTTGTTCAGCGTATTCGAAGTCTGATGCTGCTTTAGGTGCCAGAATATGGTTATGTCCAGTGACATAGAGTATCATTAACTGTACTCAGCTCTACCGTCATTCCTGTCTTTACGACGAACTTTGGGATTCATGGCTTCATATTGCTCATAGGTTTCCAAGACAACATGACGACAGACATCCTGGAACCATTGATCGATGATCTGACTATCATCTTTGCCCACATATCCTGCTCTGATCAGTTTAGCAACAAAGAATTCGTTCCAGTCTAGTTCAAAGCTACCATTTCTTGGATTAGTGTCGTCTATATCTACACTTAGTATAGCAATATAGGGTTCGTTAGAAGCAGTAGCCTTTTCTTTAGGACTAAGCTCTTTGGGTTTGCGTGGGATGTTAACCTTAGGTTCTGGGTCAGGTTTGGATCCAAATATCTTCTTGAAAAAATTGTTCATGGTTATTCCTGATAGGTTGATACTAGCAATTGAGTCGAAGGGTTCGTGCATTATTTATTAACTAATTTTCTCATAGTGACTTTCCTTTAAGTAACCATATCAGGTGTTCATCAGCATCATGCTAGAGTTGTTCCACAACAGAGTCACCTGGGCCACATCAAGTACCCCAGGCATTTTTAAACAAAGGGACCTGAAGTCTATCGCTGTAACGATAACCCAGTTCCATGGCCTTGTGTGCCACTGTGCGATTGTTCAGACTATAAACACTTTCCACACCACCTACGGGCATTAGATACACAGGCACATCCACACCTGCCTCCTTGAACTCATGCGCGGCCATGATAGCATCTTGCACATCACGATCTGTGGCCACCACAAACTTGAGATACACATAACCTAGCTGCTGATAACCTGCTACTACCTCGGGCTTAATGGCATCTGACCACTTCTCACCTGAGCATGGTAGTTTTGCACTAACACTGAATGTGATTTCTCTGGTATAATCTGGATGTGGCATCAACCATTCTAGCAAGTAATCAGCCAGCTCATCAGTTAGTGGTTGAGTACCGTTAGTTTCGAAAGTGATCTCTTTAAGATCTGCCATTTTAGGATGCCGCAGCAAGTCTGGATATGCTCGTTGCCATCCTAATAAAGGTTCACCTCCTGTGATCACCAGATGTTCGTCGCGCCATTCCTTGTGCGGTAGCGTATCCACAATAGCAAGGGCAATCGCATCAGTATCCAAAACGGGAGATAGATGC